CTGAAGATGGTTGTAATGATGATCTTGCAATGTGTCTTGTTATTTTTGCTTGGTTAATTGCACAACCATATTTCAAAGAAATGACGGACAATGATGTTCGTAAAAGATTATATGAAGAACAAAGAAATCAAATTGAACAAGATATGGCCCCATTTGGGTTTATTTCAGATGGTCTAGATGGTGGTGAAAGTTTTGTAGATGGTGATGGAGATCGTTGGCATATTGATGAATATGGGGACAGATCATTTATGTGGGATTATCAATAATGGATCTAAACAACCAATTTGAATTAGAACATTTATTTTTGACAGAAAGAAAATGTAGAATGTGTGGGGAAGTTAAAGATCTTATAGATGGATTTTATTTAACACGTAAAGGTAAAGGCAGAATACCATCTGCATATTCATATGAGTGCAAAACATGCACAATCAAAAGAATAACAGAAAGTAAGAAAAAGAAAAGTTCAACCCATTTGTGGGAATATCCTGACTGGTGATGGTTCATTGGCGGTTTCCCCAATGTAAAGTTAGCAAATAATAAATATTTGTAGTCAAGTTGAATCTTCTTTAGAGGGAAAGACATGTCGCTAAACTTAGTATCACCAGGCGTTAAAATTAGAGAGGTTGATTTAACTGTAGGTGGAATCACAGCTAGTAATGATCAAGTTGGAGCAATAGCCGGACCATTCGTTAAGGGTCCTATCAATGTTCCTATCTTAGTTGAAACGGAACAAGACCTACTAAACACTTTTGGTAAGCCATCCGATAATGATGGGCAGTATGAATATTGGATGTCGGCTTCTTCATATCTTTCATATGGAGGAACACTAAGAGTAATCCGAACAGATTCTTCAAATTTAGTAAACGCAAATGCTCCAGTTAGTACTCCAGTAACTAACTTAAAAATAACTTCCGAAGAAGATTATAATAATAATTATACATCACCTTCTTCTTGGTTATACGCTGCAAGAGAACCTGGAAGTTGGTCTAATAACTTGAAGGTTTGTGTAATAGACAATGCTGCTGACCAAATTGTAGCTATTGGAACTTTTGGAATTCAAGTTGGATTTGCAATTACTTGTGGATTCCAAACAAGTTATGTAACCCAAAATGGAACTATTGAGAACTTCAATGGATATGTTAAGGGAATTATAACCAAAGTTGGTCAACAAAGTATTGATGTAAAAATTGTAAGTAGATATGATTCTGTTACTGGACTCCATACATCAGTGTTTTATGAGGAGAATGGATTAAATGCAATTCCTAATATATCTCCAGCCCTTAATCCATACGTCCAAGTATTTGATAGCGTTGGAGTTGCAAATTCTTTAGAAAAATACAGAGTTACTAATGGTGCTTCTGTTGGAATTGGATCAACAATAGTTCAAATTATTGACCCTAATGCAAATATAGTAAGTAATGTCAGAATTGGTGATTTACTTACAACTTTAAATGGTGCTTATGTAAGTAGAGTTACTGGAGTTGGTGTTAGTGTTATACAACTTGCAAGTGCTGCTCCTGTTGCTTTTGCTGCTACAACAGTTGTCATTACTTATGCTAAAAGTGCATTGGATGACACACTAAGTAAGGGTGAAGGACTTTATTTTTCAAGCAGTAATGTAGTATCTGATTGGTATAATAACCAAACACTAGGTCTTTCAAATTCCACACTATTCTGGAAGTCAATTGCACCAAAACCAGGAACTTCAAGATTTGGATTAGAAAGAAATTCCAAAAATGATGAAATGCATGTTGTAGTTGTAGACGATTTCGGGTCTATTACTGGAATTTCTGGAAATATTTTAGAGAAATATACCAATCTATCTAAGGCTCTAGATGGAACTGTTTCTCCAACCGAAAATATTTACTACAAGAATTATCTATCAAATAATTCATCTTACATTTATGCGGGAACTGTTGATTCCCTACTTTCCCCACAATTTACAAGTCTTTCTGGATTTACACCTCTTTCTGGAGGATCAATTGCATGGGGACAAAATGCAAATGGTGTAATATTTGGATGTGTTGGCTCAAAAACATATACATTATCTTCTGGATACGATTATTCTTCTTCTTCTGGAGGAATGTCAGCATCTCTCTCTGAAATTCTAACTTCATATGAAATTTTAAATAATCCCGCAGAATACAACATAAACTTCATTATTTCTGGACCAAGTGGTGGTCAAACTATATTTGAATCACAAGCAAAAGCTAACAAATTAATTTCTATTGCTGAAAATAGAAAGGATTGTGTTGTTGCATTATCTCCACATAGAGCTGGTGTTGTAAACATAACTAATTCAAACACCCAAACTGAAAATATTATTAATTTTTACAACTCTGTTACTTCAAGTTCTTATGCCGTCTTTGATTCTGGTTATAAGTATATGTTTGATAGATTTAACAATAAGTTTAGATATATTCCATTAAATGGTGACATTGCTGGATTGATGGCAAGAACTTCGATTAATAATTATCCTTGGTTCTCTCCAGCTGGATCAGCAAGAGGAACTATTAATAATGCTATTAAACTTGCTTATAATCCAACACAATCTCAAAGAGATTTATTATATCCAAAGAGAGTTAATCCAGTAATTTTCTCTCCTGGAGCTGGAATTATTTTATTTGGTGATAAAACTGCACTATCATACTCTTCAGCATTTGATAGAATTAATGTTCGTAGATTGTTCTTAACACTAGAAGAGACAATCGAAAGAGCTGCAAGAGCTCAATTATTTGAATTTAACGATGTTATTACCAGATCTAACTTTGTAAATATTGTTGAACCATATTTGAGAGATGTTAAAGCGAAGAGAGGAATCACTGATTTCCTAGTCGTTTGCGATGAATCAAATAACACTCCATCTGTAATTGATGCAAATCAATTTAGGGCTGATATCTTCATTAAACCTGCAAGATCCATTAACTTTATTGGACTAACATTTGTCGCTAACAGAACTGGAGTTAGTTTTGAAGAAGTTGTTGGAACTGTTTAATTTTGTAAAAATCATCAATCCCTATAAGAGGTAAAAAAATGGCATTTTCAAATACCCCAAGTTTTAGCTCCAGAACTTTAGAAGATTTTAAAGCAAGATTAATTGGTGGAGCAGCTCGTCCTAATCTTTTTGAAGTTGAATTGAATTTCCCAAATTTTGCGGTCACAAACAATCAAACAACAACGGGAACGGATGAAGGTAGATCGGTTTCAGAACTTTCTAGATTTATGATTAAAACTGCGAATCTTCCTGCATCTTCAGTTGGAGTTATTGAAGTTCCATTTAGAGGTAGAAACTTAAAAATAGCTGGTGACAGAACTTTCGATGTTTGGACAATTACTGTAATTAATGATGTTGATTTTTCAATTAGAACTGCTTTTGAAAGATGGATGAATGCCATCAACAAACATGACGATAATTCTGGATTAATCAATCCAGCTCAATACCAAAAAGATGCAATCGTAAGACAGTTTGGTAGATCATCTTTAGCTTCTGCACAATCTAATCTAACTAACCCAACCATTACCAACCCAGGTGATCCAATGCCTGTTCTTAAGGCATATAAGTTTTATGGTATTTTCCCAACTGCAGTAAGTGCTATTGATCTTTCATATGATTCTTCAGATACTATTGAAGAATTTACCGTAGATCTTCAAGTTCAGTGGTGGGATGCTCTTGATTCTCAAGGTAATACTCAATTGGGTACAGATCCTCAGGTATTGAACCCTCTATAAATAATAGAAATAGAGTTTACATTTGAGTAATGCCTAAATTATTTGGTTTCAAAATCCAAGACTCGGAGGACGATAGATCCAAAAAATCTATCGTCTCTCCTGTTCCGGAGAATCAAGAAGATTCTTCGGACTTTTATGTTGCGAGTGGATTTTATGGACAATATGTTGACATTGAGGGAGTCTATAAATCTGAGTACGATTTAATCAAAAGATATCGTGAAATGGCTATTCATCCAGAAGTGGATAGTGCTATTGAAGATATCATCAATGAAGCAATAGTTTCGGATCAAAATGATTCACCAGTTCAAATTGATCTTCAGAATGTTCCTGCTTCAGATAGACTTAAAGAAATAATCAGACAAGAATTTAAATATATCAAAGAAATTTTAGATTTTGATAAAAGATGTCATGAGATTTTAAGAAATTGGTATGTTGATGGTAGAGTTTATTATCATAAAGTCATTGATTTAGAAAAACCACAAGAAGGGATCAAAGAGGTAAGATATATCGATCCCATGAAAATTAAACTCGTCAGAAAAATTAAAAAAGATGGCAAACATGTTTTAAATCCATCTTTTTCGGTTACTGGCGGAAAGGCTGCAAATGGTAATATGTCAACTCCAGAAGTTGAGGAGTTTTATGAGTACGACCCAAACATAAGAGGAACTGGTGCAGGTCAATCGACTAGTAATTTTAAAAATGCAATTGGTGGTGCTGCAAGAATTTCAAAAGATGCAGTTACTTATGTTCATTCTGGTTTAGTGGATAGAAACAAACAAGTAGTTCTTTCATATCTACATAAAGCAATCAAAGCACTCAATCAACTAAGAATGATTGAGGATTCTCTTGTCATCTACAGATTATCAAGAGCTCCAGAAAGAAGAATTTTTTATATCGATGTGGGCAATCTTCCCAAGATTAAGGCGGAACAGTATCTGCGTGATGTTATGACTCGTTATCGTAACAAGTTAGTTTACGATGCAAACACTGGAGAAATCCGTGACGATAAGAGAATGATGTCAATGCTTGAGGATTTCTGGCTTCCAAGAAGAGAAGGTGGCAGAGGAACTGAAATTACCACTCTTCCTGGTGGACAGAATCTTGGTGAACTCACTGATGTTGAGTATTTTCAAAAGAAACTTTACAGGGCACTTGGAGTTCCAGAATCTCGTTTAGGTGGTACTGGGGGATTTAATCTTGGAAGATCTTCAGAAATTCTAAGGGACGAAATTAAGTTCACGAAGTTTGTGGGAAGAATGAGAAAAAGATTTTCTCATCTTTTCATGGATATGTTAAAAACTCAACTTATTCTAAAGAATATTGTAACTCCAGAAGATTGGAAAGTTCTTTCTGATCATATTCAATTTGATTTTGTTTATGACAATCATTTTGCAGAACTCAAAGAAGCCGAACTTATTCAAAATAGATTGAATGTTCTTGTTGCAGCAGAACCTTATGTTGGTAAATATTTTTCAGTTGACTATGTAAGAAGAAATATTCTCAAACAAACTGATGCTGAGATAGTAGAAATTGATGAACAGATTGGTGTAGAACAATCAGCGGGAATAATTCCACCTCCAGTAGATCCAATGACTGGACTTCCTGTAGGACAAGAACCATCTCCAGCAGAACAACCAGCAATGGGTGAAGTTCCAATGAATCCTGAAATTAATACATCTGCAGCTGAAATGCCCCCAACCGAAGAAGCTCCAAAAATGACAATGCCTAAGGGTGGCAAAATTTAATAAATAATTTTAAGTACACTTTGATACTAAAAAAATGGATGATCTGATTGACATGATGGTTTCTAATGAATCTCCCGCAGATATTAGCGACCGAATTAAAGAAATTTTAATGCAAAAATCTGCAGAAAATATTGACATTATTAGGCCAGTTGTGGCTGCTTCGATGTTTGGTGAACCAGAAATTGAATCTGAAGAAGTTCCGGAAGTTGATGAAGAACCTACTGAAGAAGACGCAGAATAATAAATAACTATTATAGGACTTTATTATAACGATGCAAAGAACAAAATTAATCGCAAACGAAATTGCGATGCCAACAACTGCAGGAACTGCTTCTAGTATTAGTGAAGCAACTTGTGTAAGATTATTCAATGGATCTGGTGCTTCAGCTACTGTAAGTATTTCAACTGCAGTTGGTGCAGCCACTACCAATACATTTACTATGGCAACAGGAGGAGTTGAATTCCTTCAAAAAGCTTCAACTGACGTAATTTTTGCATCTTCCGCATCCGTGAGAGCGTCTAAAGTAGGACTTACCAACTAAGAAAAATGAAACTAATCACCGAAGAAGTAACAAATGTAAAGATTATCACCGAAGGAAAAGGTGTTAATAAAAAGCTTTACATTGAAGGAGTATTCCTTCAAGGCGAAATCAAGAATCGTAATGGAAGAATGTATC